AAAGACAGCGATAGTTCTGTTGCTTCAAGACTAGGTTCTGTGCTTGAACTTATCGAATCTTTTAAGAAAACTCCACTCAACGAACAAGTTCTCGAAAAAGTCCTAAAGCTACAAGCACTTGTAGAGGAGATCACCAACAATGGCAATAACGATTAAATTTGGTTCCTCAGAACCGCAACAAGTCGAACCCAGCGAGATCGTCAAGCTCAAAGTTTCAAAAAACTTGAATGATGATGTTATGGTGTTTGACCACGCTGACATTTACATCGTTATCCAACCAAAGAATAGCAAGGTTACTGCCTTCGCTAAAGACATTATGAGTGACTATGTTTATGGCGCTCAAAATCGTCTATTTCATTTCCTCACTAAAAGAGGTCTTGTAAATCCTGAATCTGTGCAGGGAGGTAATGTTTATGATTCAATGGAAGCAAAGTATTATCCATCTGATAAGTTCGATGTCATTAAATTGCTTCTTTTGAATATCTCTCGTTTTATCGAAGACGAAAGACCTTATTTTGAATTCGTTGAAAACTACGACGAAATGATGACAGATCAGTTCACAGATCCCTCCGATGAGGATTCGACCAAACTTGGTGAAGTTCCTCAACAGAATAAGAAAGGAACTGTTGGCGCATCACCCTTTACTTACGGAAATGCCTATTACTGGCAGTCCTTTACTTACTAATGGAAGAAGAATGCTACAGCTTGCTTGGTTCACTCTCTGCTCTTATGGCCTTACTTACCTTGTTGTTTATGCTTCTATCTTTAATAGCATAAGACCTTCAAAGGAATGGCTAAATGGCTTTGGAAAACTATTCCATTGTCCACTCTGCTTTGGCTTTCACGCAGGTTGGTTTTTATTTTTACTTTCTCCATATACCGAACTATTTAGTTTCAGACAATCAATCGCCAACTTCTTTATTTGCGGTTGGACTTCAGCAGGAACAGCGTACTTTTTAAGTATGTTGCTAAATGATGAAGGTTTAAGAATTCACAAAGGAACCGAAAAATGAAACTTACTGAAGCTCAACTAAAGCGAATCATCGCAGAAGAAGTACAAATTGCTATTGATGAAGGTCTTTTTGACAAGATTTCAGGAGCCGTCAAGGGTGCTGCTGGATATCTAGGTGGCAAAGCCGCAGATGTAGCTAAGAAAGCTGGTACTGCTGCAAGAGGTGCTGTCGTAGCTGCTGGCGAAAAGGTTGATAAAGGTTTAGATGCTCTTGGACAAGGAATTGAAGATACAATCGGTGCTGGTTTGCACGGAGTTGCAAAAGGTGTAAATGTAGCAAAGCAAGGCGCACAAGCTGTCAAGAAAGGCATAGAAGCTACTACTGCTGCTGCTAAGGCTGGTGCCGAGCAAGCTGAAAAAGCAAGTGTTGTGCGTCAACAACGTGCCGCTGTTGAACAAGCTAGCGCCATAGTGAATAACCTTGGTAGAATATTTGATAAAGTTGGTGCTGCTGAAGGTGGTAAACAACAAATTATGGATATGATCAGTACTTTGGCTGTCAATGCAAATATTGATTTGTCAGAACTAGCCAAGTCTGTTTCCTCTAGCCAAGCCGCCGGTAAAGAGACACTAGCCAATGCACCAAGATCCCCCAGAGGACCAGAAGGAGCAGGTCAAGTAGGAAGTAGATTAGGCCGTTTCACAGCGGGAACTCCTGGTTTCAATGAGGCTCAAGCCGAAGCTATTGCCGAATCTATTGTCAGAAGAATCACAAAGAAGAGGTGAGCGATGAAAAAATGGTTACTACAACCTGTTCGTCGTTGCTGCAACGGCAGTTAGCTCGGGCGGGTTGCGCCCGCTGAACTTTTCAACCATCCTGCTAAAACAGGGTGGTTTTTATTTTTTGTGAAATAGAAAACTATTTATCTTGATAACCAAAAGGTATAAAATGTCAAAAACACTTTTACGAGAATTTTATGAACTTTGCCCTGACGGAATGTGCCTTGATGTTCTTACTGAATCCGAGAAACGTCAAGTAGCAGATGGTAAGGCACTCTTCCTTGTCGGCAAATGTCACGAAGCAGAAAGACTAAATGGTAATGGTCGTGTTTATCCATTTCCCGTTCTCAAAAGAGAAGTGGAGAAATACATGGATGTCGTGAAAGACCGCAGAGCCGTTGGCGAACTCGATCACCCAGACGATTCTGTTGTCAACCTAAAGAACTCTTCACACATGGTTACAGATCTATGGTGGGAAGGAAAAACTCTTATGGGTAAAGTCAAAGTTTTAACAACTCCATCCGGCAATACTTTGCGCGCTCTTATTAATGACGGAGTTAAGATTGGCATCTCATCTCGCGGTCTTGGTTCAGTCCGTCAATCTAACGGTACAACTATGGTAGAAGATGATTTTCAGCTTATCTGCTTTGACATTGTTTCTGAGCCTTCGACACCAAAGGCGTTTATGGATAACGTCGTTTATGAAGGCAAAACTAGAAATAATAAACTATTTACTGTTGATTCCATATTGGACGATTTATTAGGGAGCAAAAAATGAATAAGATTAGTCAATCCAAGTTAATTCTGATGGAGAAGAAACAAGCTCGCGAAGTCAGAAGCTTAGTCGAACGTGCAGTTCGACAAGAACTACAGACAGGCAGAGTTGATGAAGGCTTGTGGGATTCCATCAAACATGGAATGGCAAAGCTTACTTCTTTAAGGAAGATGCTCCCTAGCAGTAAAAGAGATGCCGCACAGGCACAGATCGACAAGATCCTCTCCAGAGCAGATGCCGCATCCAATAGAGCTTTTGCCGAACTAAACACTAAGCTCAAAGCTTCGGGTTATCCTAACCAAAAGGATCCCGAACAGTTCTTGGCCCAAACAAAAGAAATTGGTACGATCTATGATAGTATTGCCGCTAGTGCAAGAAGCGGTGAACTTGATGTAAAGATTGCAAACGATATGATCAAAGACTTGCGTAAAGTCATGCAATTCTTCATGGATTACGAACTTGAAAGTGTCTATAAGAGATTAGCAGAGGCCGAAGGTGATGCAGGCCCCGCCGCAGCCGAACCAGAAGGTCCACTAACAGGCGACTTCGATACTTCAGCAGTAAAAGAGCTACGTTCAAAAGTAGCTCCTATGGTACTTGCTCTAGGTGGTATCATCGGTATGCTCGGTGGTGCTTTGATGCGTACAAAGTGGTTCTTCGAACTCATCACAGATGTTACCTGGAAAGAAGGACTACCTCAATCCGTTGTTACCGAAAGAGTACTCGATAGAATCGGCCCAGAAGCAGGCGAAGGTGTAACACAAACACTTGGTCGTATTTTCTTCGGTGACGTAAACCACTACGGACCAAATGTAAAAGTTTCAGAGTTGCTAGCCGATATGAAAACATATGGCTTGACTCCACAGCAACTAGCTAGTCTCGGAACCGATCCATCATCTTTCTCGGCAGTATGGAGCAACCTCACCAGCAATCCAGCAGCTACCTTGGCTAAGGCTTTCGGTGCGAAAACTCCAGGTGGTATGGAATGGACCGTAGACCCAAGTAAAGTAATTAACATAGTAGACGAAGTAGTGTCTACTGTTACAGTACCCGTTAAGAAATATACTTTAAGAGCAGGTTTATCTACTATCGGTACTGCTGCTCTATCAAAAGCTTCAATTTTGCTTCCCGCAATTGGTGTTGGTCTTTTGGTTAGCGGTGCCGCAGTATACTTCTTAAGAAAGCATGGTCAGAAGTACTCCAGGTTGGCAACCCTCGATGGTCTATTACAGATCATGAAAGATATCGAACCATCTGAAGTTACAGCCGCTCCAGGCGCAACAGCGGGCGCAGAAGCAGGCGCGGGTAGTGCTGGAGCAGCAGGAGCAGCAGACTCCGAAGGTGGCGAAGGTGGCGAAAGTGGTGAAGGCGCTGGTGCAGCAGCAGGTACAGGCGAAACTATCCACATATTTAGAAAAGGCCCACACAAGCACATGGCAAGAGGCAGAAAGATAAACCTCGTTGGTAAACTAACGAAAGCTGGCTTGCCAAACTGGGCCATTCAAGATGTTACTAAGAGAATCAAGCAAGAACTAGAAGATAAGGGCTTTGTTGTTAAAGAAGGCATGAATCTAGAAGAATTACTAGAGGCCAAAGCCTCTGATAGATCTAAAGAAAAAGCTAGCAAAGCCAAAGATTCAAGAAGAGTAACCCCTAAGACCCCAGGCGGTCGTGGCGGCGGCGCAGATGGTAGTGAACCAAAAAGCGCATCACACAGCGATGCAACTATGCATGGTCACACCAAAGACAGGGATGTCGGTGCTGCGAAGAGAAAAGAATTAGAAAGCGTTGTTACTGAATTTGGTCAAGATACAACAGTTGATACAACCAAGACACGCCCGAAGCACGCTTCAGAGAAGTCTGGCGATCCAATTGAAGACAAGAAGCCAAAGACAGTTCCAGTAAAACGTAAGTTTAAGGGTCCAGAAATTAGGAGAGATCCAACAGAATTCCTTGATGCTTTGTCCAAAGAAGAGAAACTACTTCTTTTGAGATTACCAAAAAATCCCAATATGGAAATCTCGAAAGTTGATTTCTTCAAGATGGACACAGAAGAACGTAAAGACTTGTATGCCCAAGTAAGGTTGGGTAAAACTACCTTTGAGAAAGAATTTAGGATTCAACCAAAACCTAAAGAATTAGAAAAAGGTAAATTCTTTATGACCGATCTTCGTGACATACTAGAAACAGGACATACTGCTCATGATAAGAGGCCAATAGACCCAACAGTTATCCGCGATGCAATGGAAGAAATCAGCGATTACTTGAGCGATTACTTAGGTGATGCTGGTATCCAAATGCGTGAGTCGGTCGAACTACAACGTTGGTCCGTCCTAGCTGGCATCAAAACAGTTTTGAGAGGATGATGTGAACCAAGCAGAACTAAAGAAGATGTTAAAGCCTTTGATCAAAGAATGCGTCCAAGAGATCATTCTTGGAGAAGGCTTACTTTCTTCCATTGTCTCCGAAGTCGCCAAAGGAATCGGCGGGCAGCTTGTTGTCGAAGCTAAGAAGCCTCAACAAAGTCAGCCTGCCATGCGCGGACCGACTGAAGAAGAAAGAGAAAGACAACTAAAAGAACATAAGAGAAAGTTACTGGATGCTATTGGAAAGGATTCGTTCAGAGGCGTGAATGTCTTTGAGGGAACAACCCCAAGCATTCCAGATCCTATTTCAGAAGGCTCTCCTTCAAGTCCTTTATCGGGTCAAGATCCAAACGATCCAGGTGTAGATATTTCCTCTATCGTTGCGATGGGCGGTAAAGCTTGGAAGCAACTACTTAGATAAGTAAGGGAATTAAAATGTCTGAATCTTTTATTTATTCATCTGGTTTGGGAAATGTCCCATCATATCAAGTATCCGGTATTCCTTTTGTTACTGGTGGTGTTAGTGCTACTACTATCAAGAGCGTTTCCTTTCCTTATGTAACAAGATGGATTTATGTTGTTAATAATGGTAGTGGTGATCTAAGAATTGGCTTTTCGCAAAATGGCGTCCAAGGTTCTAGATACATTACAGTTCAGGCATCAGGTACAGGTAAAAATACTACCTCAATTAGAATGGAAGTGAAAGCCACCCAACTATGGTTCTCCGGTTCTACATCAGTAGATATCATGGCTGGTCTAACAACCATTCCCGTAGAAAGAATTAATAACTCTTCTATCTCTCCATCCGGTTCCAATTGGTCCGGTTCAGCAAACGTATAACAAATAAGAAGGTTTAATGAAAGGTTATAACTCCAAGAGGCCCGCAAATGTTTCGGTGGAAGTCCGAGATGGGCAATCAATTACATCAGCAATCAAGAAGTTCATGAAGAAGGTAAAGAGGAGCGGAATCATTGAGCAATACCGCAAGTCTCTTGAATATGAAAAGCCCTCCGACAAGAGAAAGCGCAAGGCTCGCCGTCGTGAGAAGGTTTTAAAGAAGCTTCGTCAGGCTAGAAAGTGAAGTCATTTAGGAAAACTCACGACTATTTATTTTGAGTTTTTCTATTTAGTATCAGAACGGAGTACCTAAATGTCATCACTTTTGGAACAAGCCATTATCGACGCCAAGGAACTACGCGAGGCTGCACTTCGATTCGCAGAGAATCAAGTTATCGAACGCCACGCTGTAGAGTTAAAGGAAGCAATTGACTCATTCTTAAATGAGCAAGATGAACCAGCCTTGGATCCAATGGCTGCTGCCGCTCCTGCCGGTGGGCCAGCTACTCCTCCTGTCCCAGAAGATATCCCAGATGCTTCTTTGATTGGAACTAAAACTGGTTCTGCTGGTGAAGATGAATCTAGCATCACACTTTCGGTGGAAGATCTTCGTACCATGCTCTCGGCCTATGAAGATCAAGATATTCCTCCAGAAGATCTAAAAGATCCATTTGAAATTCTTGCTGATGGTACACCGGATTCTTCCGACCAACATGAACCAGACGAAACCGAAATTCAACTCGGTCAAGTTCGTCAACCACAAACCGCTCCTTCAACCGGAATGGAAGGTTTGATGGAAGATATTCGTCGCTTCCTAAACGATAAGCCTTCTTCCCTACAAGAAACTTATGACATTGAAGATGACATTGAAGATGAGCTTGAGGATGAGCTTGAAGATGAGGAAGAAGATGAGGAAGAAGATGAATCTTATATCCATTCTCTTTCCGAAGAACTCGTAATCGATATCACCAATGGTGATTTCACAGGTTGGGCTGGCCGTCCAGAAAAGGATCGCCAATACCAAGAAAAGATTGAACTTGCTCGTTTGGCCGACACTAAACGTCAAGAAGAACTCAAAGACTTACAAGACGGAATGAAGAAGCTTGCCGGAATCAACGAATCGTTGAAGGCAAAGAGTTCCGAACTCCGCAATCAAAATGTTCTATTAGAGCAAACAATTTTAGCGTTGAAAGGTAAACTTGAAGAAGTGAACCTAAGCAATGCAAAACTTCTGTATCAAAACGAAGTACTTACGAACTCCTCCCTGAATGAGCGACAAAAAACACAAGTTGTCGAATCCATTCGTAAGGCCGCTTCTGTTTCAGAAGCGAAGGTCATCTTTGAAACACTTCAGAGTGCAGCGCGATCTATCGGAACCGATAGAAAGGTTGAATCGCTGAACGAGGCTATCAGAAGACCTTCTCACACAATACACGGCAAACGTCCTCTAACCGAGTCGGTTGATAATAGTCAACTTGATTATTGGAAGAAACTAGCCGGTATCCAAAAATAGAAAGCAAAAATCCTAAAAATAAAGGGGGTGATATTATGTCTCGTAATCTAATTGAAAGATTAACAGAGGGTGTCGTTAATCGCGATCTCCAGAAGGAAGGCGCAGCTCTTCTCAGCAAATGGGAAAAGACTGGACTTCTAGAAGGACTTGCTAGCGAACAACAACGTGCTGGCATGGCACGCCTTCTCGAAAATCAAGCAAAACAACTTTTGAAGGAATCTTCATCTATGCAAGCTGGTGATGTCCAAGGCTTTTCAGCCGTTGCATTCCCACTCGTCCGCCGCGTGTTTGCTGGTCTACTCGCCCAGGATCTCGTCAGCGTTCAACCAATGAGCCTACCTTCGGGCCTCATTTTCTTCCTTGACTTTACAACTTCTGCTGATGGTTCAGCCCTTCCCCGTCTAGGTTACGGCTCACCAGCCGGTTCACTATATGGTGGTGGTGTCATCGCTAGCCAAATTACTGGTGGTGTTTCACTTGCTGGTGCAAACGCTGAAGTTGGTCCCTACGCACTTAACAATGGCTATGCCTCGTCAACTGGTTCCATCACAGTTACCACAACTCTAGTTGCTTCTGGTACTGTTACTACTGGCGGTCTTGCAGTTGTCAATGCTGGTGCCACTTCTGGTTACGACCTTGCTTCGTTGCTTCGTTTCGACGCAGACCTAGTTAGTGGTTCGTCCTGGGCCGCTGCTACAATTCCATTGTCGCAGTTCCAAGTTTCAGGTGCAGCCTTTAACTTCGTTACCTTCGTTCCAACAAGCTTGGCTTCGGGTCGTACTGTTCGCAGACTTACCAGACTTGACCCAACCGATTCAACCAAGGTCATCGTTATCGTCAATTCGACTGGTTCCGAAGTTGCTGCCGGCCTAGCTACTCATCTTGATGCCGTCGCCGCTGGAACTGTTGCTGTCAATGATACTTTCGCTGCTGCTGGCACTCTAGGTGCAGTCCAGACAACAGCAACTTGGGGCCTTGAACAACAAGTAAACATTCCAGAAATCGATATCAAAGTCGATTCTATTGCTGTCACAGCCGTCACCAAGAAGCTCAAGGCTAAGTGGACTCCAGAGTTGGGTCAAGATCTCAACGCTTACCACAACCTCGATGCCGAAGTTGAACTCACCTCAATTCTCTCTGAGCAAATTGCTCTCGAAATTGATCGTGAAATCCTTGAAGACTTGATCAAGGGTGCCACCGCTGGTACTTACTACTGGTCACGTTCTCCTGGCCTCTTCGTCAACCGTTTAACTGGTGTTGAAGTCGGCGCTCAAGCTGCTGCTCCTGAATTCACCGGCAACGTCTCAATGTGGTACGAAACACTCATTGAAACAATCAATGATGTCTCTGCACAAATCCATCGCAAGACCCTTCGTGGTGGCGCTAACTTCATCGTGACCTCACCTGAAGTTGCCAACGTCCTAGAGTTCACCGCTGGCTTCCGTGCAAGCGTTACCGCTGACGACGAACGCGGCACCATCGGCGCTGTCAAGGTCGGTTCACTCAGCAAGAAGTGGGATGTCTACGTCGATCCTTACTTCCCCCGCAACCTCGTCCTCGTTGGCCGTCGTGGCGGTTCCTTCCTAGAGAGCGGTTATGTCTACGCTCCTTACGTTCCACTACAAGTCACTCCTACCATCTTTGGTACTGAGGACTTCGTGCCACGCAAGGGTGTCATGACCCGCTACGCTAAGAAGATGGTTCGCCCCGATATGTACGGCTTGGTCGTCGTTCGTGGCCTCATCGGTGAAGGTGGAGCCTGATAATAACTGAATAACAGTTATTCTCGCAAGTGCCCTCTGTGTCTTCGGATACAGGGGGTTTCTTGTTTTTAGAATACTATTTACTACATTCCACAAGGGGGATTCTAAAATGGGTAAAAGAAATCAATATAATCGTTCGACACTTCCACAAGATATGAACATCACACTTTACAATGCTGCTGCTGGACAAGTAGGACCATCGGCTAACTTTACTGTGAATGCAGATGCAGGCTTTTTGGCTTACCTTCCAACTGTTGGAACTCTTACCGGCGCTATTGACGTTTCTTCTATGAAGAACGGACAAAGATTAGATATATCATTACCTGCCGCGAATGGTTTCTTGCTGTCTTGTTCTTCTGGTGGTGGTAAACTCTTTGGTGCGGGCGCTTCGTTTGTTAATACTTCCAGCCTTGCTGCTGGTAAAACTTATTATTGTTACAAACTTGATGTAATTGATACTGGTACTCCTACCTATAATGTTCTTGTATTGGTTGGAACCTCTTACTTTACTGGCTTCTGATAACGAGAGATAGCTTATCTCCTAAGCCGATCCTGTTGGGTCGGCCTTTTTGTTTGAAGCAAAACTATTTACTTGACGGAGGGGTTATGAATGTCCTATCCAGCGTATTCGCCGGTCAGCAAGACAAATGTGGTTATCTTGACCGCAACAGGTTCCACAGCAACAACAGGAAATGGTGCTGGCAATCTCGTTCATTATCCCTTCGGGATCTATGCTGATCCAACTTCACCAAGATACGATGCAAACTTTATCTCTGGTGCCAGCGACCAAGTGGCTTACACTTATAAGAAACTTGGTGGTGATGTCCTCGATTTAGAAATAACTGTTGGAAACGTCTATGCTGCTTATGAAGAAGCAACATTAGAATATTCCTACATAATGAATCTTCATCAATCGAAGAATGCTCTTCCAAGTTTAATTGGCAAGACAACTGGCTCTTTCGATCAAGACGGTCAATTAAAAGAAGCAGGGCTAGCTGCCGCAAGCATTAACCTTCGCTACCCAAGATTCGAAGTTGGTTATGCTAAACAGGTTTCAATTGGCATGGCTAACGAAGCCGGTGTTGCTGGCGGGACTACCCCTCACTATCAAGCCTCGTTTAGTTTGGTAACTCTACAACAGGATTATGATCTTCAACAGATAATAACCGATAATGTTGTTAATAATAGAGAGCCAGCTACAGGGGCACCAGTTGCATATTCAGCTTCCTTTGTTAGTGCGAGTTCGAACAGGATCACAATTAGAAGAGTATTCTACAAGTCCCCAGCAGCAGTATGGAGATTCTATGGCTACTATGGTGGTCTAAACGTTGTTGGTAATTTGAACTACTATGGTCAGTTTGCTGATGACACAACCTTTGAGATTATCCCCGCTTGGCAAAATAAACTTCAGGCTATGGCTTACGAAGACCATCTTTATACCAGATTGTCTCACTATTCTTACGAGATCTTCAATAACAAAATGAGGATCTTTCCTATCCCAGAAACAAGTATTACAAGATATATGTGGTTCGAATTTACATTTGATAATGGTGTAGATCCTTGGGCCGCTGTTCCTGGTGCTTCTGGAAGTGTCAAGGGTAATGAGCAAGGAATTTCTAATATGAATACTCTTCCATTTGATAATCTTCCATATCAAAATATAAACGCTATTGGTAAACAATGGATTCGTCGTTATGCTTTGGCTTTGGTTAAGGAAACACTTGGTCTTATTCGCTCCAAGTTCAGCACTATTCCAATCCCTGGCGATAATGTTACTCTCAATGGTTCTGATTTAATTTCTTCTGCAAGAGAACAACAAGAAAAACTCAAAGAAGAATTGAAGGCGACTCTCGATGAGTTGACCTATGCCAAGCTTGCTGAGATCAATGCTACCATTATGGATAGTACAACCAAGGTCCAAGAGAAACTACCACTTCTCATTTACCAGGGGTGATAAATGGCAAACAATAAATGGACTGAACCGGAATTCGTACCTCCTCCTTTGTTCCTTGGACAAAAGGAAAAAGACCTTGTTAAGCAAGTCAATGACGAACTTTTGGAAAGAGTTATCGGTCAGGAAGTCTTTTATTATCCAATCGATCATATTACCACGAATTACCATCCTCTTTATGGGGAAGCAATTGTCAAGAACTTCCTCCCTCCAGTAAGAGTTTATGCTTTGGTTGAATGGTCATCCTATGGTTCGACCATGACCGATGGATTCGGCATGGATAAGAAATCCGAAATTATTGTCCATTTTCACCATCGTCGTCTGAAAGAAGATCAAGATCTTTTCGTTCGCGAAGGAGATTTTGTTAAATATGACGGCCTATATTATGAAATCTTTACACTTGAAGAACCAAAACAGTTGTTCGGTCAAATTGGTAATTCACTTGAATTAAAAGCTACTTGCGGAATCTCAAGACAAGGACTCTTCGATGCCACCTAATTCACCACCAGAAAAACCACCACAAGAACTCTATTCCCATACCGGCGTTAAGAATGCTGATGGATTTCTACGCGAAATATCTATGATGCCCTCAACAATCGAAACGATTGATATTGCTATGTATAACTACCTTAATGAGACTTTGAATCTTCACGCAAATACAAATAAAGGTTTCAAAAAGGTTGGTATTATTTGGGGCGGCGGCGAGCGTTCTAACCAGATTAAAATGAAAAAAGAATTAAGAGATGATAATGGTTTCTTAATTTTCCCGCTGATGGTTTTAGAAAGAACTGGGATGAGAAAGGATCCAAACTTCAAAGGTGTTGCTTGGGCGCATTTGGGGAATGTAGCTGATGAGAAAGGTGGAGCAATAGAAGTTGCTCGTCGTATCAAACAAGATAAAACAGCTAACTTCACCAACGCTGATAAACGTAGGACAAGGGCTACTCTTACATCTGGTATCGGTCCAGGACAAGATAACTATCCAGGAGTAAGTTCAAAGGTTGTTTACGAAACACTCTCTATGCCTATTCCAACTTATGTTGAAACTAGCTACAAGATAACAATAAGAGCTGAATACCAAGAACAAATGAATGAACTGGTTACTCCTTTCTTTGTTAGGACCGGACAAATCACAGCATTCTTCATCAACAATGATGGTCATAAATTTGAAGCGTTTATTCAAGGTGATTTTGGTCAAAATTTTAATATCAATTCTTTCTTAGATGATGAAAGAATCTATCAAACCGAAATCGATATAAAGGTTCTTGGTTATCTGATGGGACAGGGTATGAACGAAGAGAGGCCAAAGATAGCAATTAGGGAGAACGCGGTTCAGTTCAAAATGGGTAAAGAACAGATCGTTTTGGATGAAAAGCCTCCGTATACACGCAATTCTTTTTATCGTCGCTGACCTTTGCAAGCAACAATAACTATTTATTTATGAAGTTCATATAGAGGAGAATTCTATGCCAGCTAACAGCTTTAAATTTGTTTCACCAGGTATCTTTCTAAACGAGATTGATAACTCACAAATTCCCCAACTCCCAGGCGCAATTGGCCCAACAATCATCGGTCGTGCTACTCAGGGTCGCGCTCTACACCCCATCAAACTTGAATCATTTTCTGATTTTATTACCGAGTTTGGAACTCCCGTAGCTGGTGGCATCGATTCGGATTACAGAGCATCTGTATTCGCTGGTCCAACATACGGTGTTTACGCTGCACAAGCTTACCTAGCTGCTGGCGTCGGACCTGTAAACTTTGTTCGTATTCTCGGCACATCTCATCCAGACGCTACTGCTCCATCTGGTTACGCTGGTTGGACCACTTACGATTACTCTACTGGCGCTCCTGTAGCTAAGAACTACGCTGGTGGTGGTGGCGCTCTTGGTCTATTCGTCGCCGCTTCGTCGTCTACTGGTACGCACTCTACTGGTACTCTTGCTGCTGTTGTCTACCTAACAACTGGAAGTGTCTACCTCTCTGGTACTCTCGACGGTACAGTTTCAACCCAAGACAAGACAACCAATAAGGTTATGAAGTTCAGCGGTACAGGTGTTGATACCGATATCACTCTCTCTGTTTTCAGAGGCGGTACTTCAAACGAAATCAAGCACAAGTTTAACTTCAACAGAGACAGCAATCAGTTCATTAGAAACGTACTAAATTCAAATCCTGTTTTGTCCAACCAAGGAATTATAAAGGTTGGTACTCTTACCAAGAACGAAGAAGTCTACTGGCTTGGTGAAAGCTACGAAACTGAGGTTGAGAGAGTTCTTACTAGTGCAACTGGTGTTGTCGCTTGGCTTGCTCCTGTCGCTAGTGGTTCGCTATCTGCTACTGCTCCAACTTCTTACGGCGAAATGAGATTCGCACAGTCAAGCAACCTATATGCTGACGCTAACGTTATCAATGGTAAAACTGGTTGGTTCTTCTCGCAAGACCTTAGCTCTGATACAGCTTCATACGCTTATGAGAAGATGACCAAGCTATTCCGTTTCCACGGCTTAGATGCCGGTGAATGGACCCAAAAGAACATTAAGATCTCTATTGATAACATTACCGCTTCTCCCAATACGGACGTAGAACCTTACGGCAGATTCAGCGTTATTATCCGCAATATCCGTGATACTGATGGTAACATGAATATTCTTGAAAGATTCGACAATCTTTCGCTCGATCCTGTCTCACCAGATTACATCGGTGCCAGAATCGGTGATAAGACCATTCAATTTGATTATGTCCAAAGAATCAATAAAGAATACGGTCAATATGACAATCAATCAAAGTATATTCGTGTTGAGGTCAACGCTGCTTTGGAATCTGGCCTTGTCAGTCCTACCGCTCTACCTTTTGGTGTCTTTGGTCCTGTTCGTCCCAAGAGAGTACTAAATATCAACAACGCCACAACTGCCCCAAATAGCTTTATGGGCGTTGGTACCTTCCCAGGTGTCGATAAGAATACCGCGATTGCTTCTTCCTCTGCCGGAACAGCGTTCACTTGTTCTATCGTCTTCCCAGGTACAGCACAAAGAGTTTCCGCTTCAGACGGTGGCTTGACCGATCCCACCAAAGCCTTCTTTGGTATTCGTACTGCTGTCAGCACAGATTCCAGTCGCTTTGACCAGAGCCTTCCTGACACCTTAAGACTTTACGGTACTATCGAAACTCAGAACGTTGGTCTTGAAGGTTTGGATGCTAATGCTCCTTTCGAACATCAATGGATCTTCTCACTTGATGATGTGATCCTACCTTCCAACACAACAAGAGCTTACTACGCAAGCGGTTCCCGCGTTACCGGTACTTCAAGAACAGCTACCAGCGGTGGTTATTCCTCTATCATCTCTAGCGGTTTCAATAAGTTCACTACTGTATTCCAAGGTGGTGCAGACGGTCTAAACATTCAAGAAGCCGAACCATTCCAGAAGAATCGAATTGTTGCGAACAACAAGACAAGCTACGAGTTCAATACTCTTGAAGTTGCTGTTGACCTAACAGCAGATCCAGACAGACTTGAGACAAACTTGATTGTTGCTCCTGGTATCCGCAAGTCCCAGATTACCGATAAGATCCTCACCACATGTGAATCTAGAGGTGATGCCTTCACCATTATCGATATCGAAGATGGTTACCAAACAACTACAGAAACCACAGAGTCCTTTAGAAACAGACTAGGTTCAGTTTCTACAGCAGTAACAAACCTTCGTGCTAGAAAGCTCAACTCCTCCTACGGTTGTGCTTACTACCCTTGGGTCCAGATCCGCGATTCAATCAGCAATCAACTTGTTTGGGTTCCACCTTCGGTAGTTATCGTTGGCACCTTGGCTTCTTCCGAGAAGGCAAGCGAAGTTTGGTTTGCTCCTGCCGGTTTCAACCGCGGTGGCCTATCAACTGGTGCTGCTGGTCTTCCTGTCATTAACGTTGCCGAGAAGCTTACTTCCAAGCAACGTGACGACTTGTACAGCGCAAACATTAACCCAATCGCTTCTTTCCCATCCGAAGGCATCGTTGTATTCGGTCAGAAGACACTCCAAGTAACTCCTTCTGCTCTTGACCGTATCAACGTTCGCAGATTGATGATCTACATCAAGAAGCAAATTTCTAGATTCTCTGCCAGCGTTCTATTCGATCCAAACGTCACAGTAACTTGAAATCGTTTCAAGGCAGCAGTTGAACCATTCTTGGCTTCAGTTCAAGCAAGACTTGGTTTGACCGAGTACCGACTTATTCTAGATGAAACTACGACTACACCAGACCTTGTTGACCGTAACATCCTATACGCTAAGATCTTACTAAAGCCAGCAAGAGCTATCGAGTTCATCGCAGTTGACTTCGTTATCTCCAGAACAGGCGCTTCATTCCAGGACTGAAAAATAAATCAGTACTATTTACTAAAGAATAGGAGAAACAAACAATGGCATTTTGGACAGACGCAACTCTAAGAGATCCAAAGAGAAATTTTAGGTTTACTGTACAACTTCTAGCATACCCTGGTGCTGCCACCTGGTATGCTAAGAGTGTAAAGAAACCTTCATTCCAGATAGAATCAACACCACATGTGTTCTTGAACCATACCTTTAACTACCCAGGAAAAGTTTCATGGCAAGATGTCACAGTTACTTTGGTCGATCCTGTCGAGCCTGACGCCGTAGCCAACACAATGGCTATTATCCAAAATGCCGGTTACCATCCTCCAAAGGATGTGTCTGATTTGTCCACGATGTCCAAGACCGGCGCTGTCGGCGCTTTGAAGGGTGTTGTGATCAAGCAGATTGGTTCCGAAGGTGACCAAGATATTCTTGAAGAGTGGACTTTAAAGAACGCATTTATTACAAACGTAGAGCTTGGCGATCTATCCTATGATAATCAAGACCTTTCTACAATCGGTCTAACCTTGAAGTACGATTGGGCAACTTGCTATATTCCTAACGGTTCCGCTGTGGACGTATCTGGTCAACCATCAACCGTTAAGTCTCCATTCATTGCTGATAGAAAGACCTTCTTTAAGATTTGATTTTTTAGTTACATAATTGAGAGGTAATTTTGTCGAGAAACAATCAAAGCAGGCTCAATGCTCCGCAGCCTGCTTTTTCTGCTGATCCCGTGAGCGCATTTTCGCAAACACACATTAGCATTTCAGTTCCAAGTGAATTTGTCGAGCTTCCATCCCGTGGTATATTCTACCCACCGAATCATCCTCTGCATGGAAAGACCTCGATTGAAATCAAGCACATGACGGCAAAGGAAGAAGATATCCTTACGTCAGAAGCACTATTGAAGAAGGGCATCGCTTTGGACCGCCTAATTCAAAGTGTTATCTTAGATAAGAACATCGATCCCTCCAGTCTTCTTATCTGTGATAGAAATGCTATCTTTATTGCTGTTCGTGTTACTGGCTATGGACCAGAATACGAAGCCGTTGCTACTTGCCCAGCTTGTGGCGAGAAACATGAAATAAACTATAACCTAGAAGAAGTTGAGCCAACAAGCCCTTCGATCCCCGAAGACGTTCGGCTTACAGAACGTGGTACTTGTATCGTAACGCTTCCAAAGAGTGGTAGTTTGATAGAGTTCAGACTACTAACTGGCTACGATGAGAAGGTTAGTTTAAGCCAAGATAAGAACAGGAACACAGGTACTTTAATAACAGATCAGTTGAAGAGTCTAGTTCTATCCATAAACGGAAATGAAGATACAGCCTTCATAAATGCCTTTGCTTCCGAAATGCCAGCATTCGATTCTCGTTATCTGCGAAAGATAATCAAGAGTATTACTCCAAATACTGATTTGAGATTCAACTTGACTTGTGATAAATGTAGTACTCAATCGGTCGTGGAGGTGCCGATTGGTCCTAAGTTTTTTTGGCCTGACGTTTAAGTATATCCAGGGAGTTTATGAAGAGATATTCCAACTAAAATATCATGGTGGTTTCTCTGTCTTCGAATCTTATAACCTCCCCATAAACATTCGTCGCTGGTTCTTGAAGAGGCTTGGTGATCAATTCAAGAAAGAAGCCGAGCAAATGGAAAAAGCTAGAAAACGATCCAAATAAACTTGACCGCTGTAACAGGCGGTCTTTTTATTTATCAACTATTTATAATGAGGTGCGACAATGCCAAAAGATGAAAATATCATTGATTTGAATGAAGTCAAAAAAATGTTTAACAACCAACTGAATGAAGCATTAGCTGATGCCATGAGTTGGTGGACCAGCACGCTCCTAAAAGCAACCTATGGTTCAAAGGGTATAGAACTGCCATTTCGTTTGGCGGGTTCTAAAAGCGAACTATCTGCTTTAATTTCTGCTCTTGGTCTTGAACGCCGATATATGGCAGACGCTCAACGATATGGTCTAGACAATCCGGTTACTTATAAAACGAAAACAGTCCTTCAGAGAGCAATAAATAACTTCGAAAGTGCTACTGGTATTCCTTGGCCCTTTAAAAACTGAGTGAGGGTTATAAATGAGTGACGAAGTAACAAGAGCGCAGCAAGAAGTAGATAGGGCCGAGAAGGCTAGAAATAAAGCCGCCGCTGCCGAAACAGAAGCGCGTACAAAAAGCCTCCTAGAACAACTGCAAGCTATCAAAGCCTTGGAAGCAGCGGAAGTTTCATACAATGAAGCACTTCTAGAGCGGGCTAAGGCTCAAGAAAAAGCAAGTCCTGGTACTATGACTGCCGAAATTGCCAGGCTAACTGGTGAGATTGTACGTTTAGAAGATGCGTTTGAAAAATCTGCGACCAGGCTAGAAAACTTTAATAGTTCTATGTCTAGCGGCGCGAGCTTCGGTAACCAATTCGCTCAGTCTTTAGGTATCGTTGACAGTCAACTTGGTAGCTTCTTTGATAAGATGAGCGATGGTACTCTTGATCTTCAAGGCTTCACCGAAGGAATAAAGTCTTCTTTTAGTGCGACCAAGATAGCTTCGTCAATTCTTAATACATATATAGATGCGAACTTAGAACTATTCGACACAGTACAGAAGGTTAATTCTCAACTAAACAAGTCATTTACACCAGAATATGCCAACAGGATAATTAATTCCACTAATTCAATCGAAGTCAGCCTCAGAAAATATAATATTGGCTATGAAGAATCTGCCGCTGCTATCGAAACATTGAACAATGAAATGTCGGATTTTTCTGACCTATCCGAAGATCAGATAAAGAGTCTTGGTACTGATTCAGCTTTGATGACAAAGTTTGGCATCTCAAATGAAGAGTATGCGGAGACTATCCAAGATATGACTAAGGGCTTTGGAGAATCGGTCGAAAGTGCCCAAGAAAATATGCGTGAGATGAGAAACTTTTCTGGTGCTATTGGCAAGTCTACCAAAGAAGTCATGGCAGATTTTAACAAAGTTAAAGGTTTCTTGGCCCAATACGGCTCAAACTATGAAAACATATTCCGTAGAATGGAGACTATTACCAGAAAGACTGGTGTTGCTATTGAAGACTTGCAAGCTATAGCCCAAGGCTTTGATGAATTTGAAGGTGCTGCAACAAGTGTTGGTAAACTCAATGCATTGCTTGGTGGTCCATTCCTCAATACAATTGATATGTTGAATACAGAAGATCCAGCCGAACAGATATTGAAGTTAAAGCAAGCATTCGATTCTGCTGGTAAGTCTGTCAACAGTATGAGCAGAAGAGAACTACAAGCCTTTGCTGCTAATATACCTGGTATTAACGGTGACATTACAAAGATGAAGAAGCTCTTCGGCCAGCTTGACGAAGGTATTCTCGATTCGGCGGATTCAGTAAATGAATTCCTTGAAGGTTCTTCTGATTCTACAAGCATGATGGAGAAGCAAGCCCAGGCCACGATGACACTATCTGAATCTATGGCAGCAATACAAAAAATGATGGCTGAGAATGGCCCAGCCATAATGAGTCTAGTTACTGGTTTGCAAACGATGGTTCAGACGATTATCGGTATCGGTGAAAATATAAGATATGTCATGTTTGATATTGGAAAGTTATTCACCAAATTTAGCTTCCTTAAAAAAATTGGTAGTATTTTTGTAGAAGCAGGAGATATGGCAGACGGGTTCTTCGCTAAGTTAGGAAAACATTTCGGAGTTGGGTTCCTCAAGAAAATACCAGGTCTTGGAATACTTCTTAGTGCTGTCTCAGCTGCATCTAGAGCGATGAATGGTGATTATCTTGGAGCTGCTGCGGAGCTTGCCTCGGGCGCTCTATCAACATTACCAGGTCTTGGAACTGCCGCTTCTATGGGTGTTGACGCTATTTTATTAGCTTCCGATGTTAGCGGCGGTAAGGTACAGGATAATGCTGCTAAATTTGTTGGTATAGGCGGCGAGGAAGCCGAACCAACCGAAATGGCCGTTGGTGGCGTAGTTACCAGAGAGATAAACAATGTCACAATCGGAGAAAGAGGCAGAGAAGCTGTCATACCTCTTGAGGATGGAAAGGATTACTTGACCGATCCATTAGCTAAGGCAGTACGACAAGTCGGAAGTACCGGCGGCGGTACTCCAAACATCAACCTTACTGTAATGCTTGAAGGCAAAGAACTCCGTGCATTTGTCAAGAATGTTATTGCCGAGAACTTGAATCCACTAAGGTAGGAGCATAAATGTCAAGCTATGACGGAAGTATAATACAAACTTATACTAATAAAAGAGATTATATCATTTACTTTACTCATGTTCCTACGGATAAAAAGGTTTCATTTCCTGCATTCCTCACATCGTTCCAGGATACTTTTAGCTCAGAATGGGAAGAAACCTCGGTCTTTGGAAGAATGGATAACATATTCACCTATAAAAACACAACGAGATCAATTAGCTTTGGTATTACCATACCTTGCTTGGATTTGAACGATTCGAAACAAAAAACAGATTCTTTGAGGACTTTAACCAAGTTTCTTTATCCAACCTATTATGATGTT